TACTTTTAATATTCTTGTCAATAGATTGGAAGATCTTAAGAGCGTCAGTCTCTTCCTCAGATTCCCTTTCCGAAATAGTTAATCTACTTTCGTTGGCAATCTGCAATGCTCTAGTGACTTCTGCCAGCTGAGTAGAAGCTGGCAGAAAATCACCACCCATTGGTTCAATAATATTTTTATCGTCCGCCATTTTGCTGTTTAATCCTTTCGTTCTCTTCTTTAACGTGTTCAATTAACATCATGACATAAATTTCCCTCTCCCAAGGTAACATTTCGTTCAATTCCGTTAATGAATATTTGTGGTGCTGCATTAACTGAAAATTCAACTTATAATGATTTACCAAACTGTCATGAGAGAGGCATATTAGAAAAAATTCTGCATTCCTTCTATTGTTCTTTTATTTTCAGCACCGCAATGCTCACAAGTAAACTCTAGTTCATACGTTGTCTTGGGCATTTCCTTTAAATACTCTGCCAACATAAGGAACTGAGATGATGTCATTGATTCTAGAAACTCTTTAATACTATCTTTTGGTTCGTCTCTGGTTGCAATTCGTTCTTCTTCTGTTTCAATGGCAACCATACAACTCGCTACTAAATCAAAGGCACCTTCTGAATTCCCATTAAGCATATGAGATCCATCGGTAAGATTACTATAAGAAGGATATCCCATTTCTATTGTAATCTCATCACTAATAGCAATTTTATTTGATACTTTGTTATCTGGTATCTTAACTTTGACTTCTTCTAAATTAATTGATACCTCGTTCTTAGTATTACATTCACCACAAGTTACGCCAACCTTGGTTTTTTCCCCTACAGATTTTGCTCTAATCTGAGTGAACATATATTCTACATCAAACGTTGTCAACGTAGAGGGATTAATATCGCCCTGCACACAAGACACTATAGTGTCCAATACTGCTGCCAATGTTGCTGTCTCATCTCCTGACTCAAACGCCATCAATAAAACTTTTTCTTCTTTGACCAAATAAGGTCTAAACCTCACGCTCTTTTGCGTAGAGGGGACAGTCAACTCAAACTTCGGACTATCATTTAACTTAGGTAACGCCATTTCATTCTCCGTTTATAATAAAATCATTTTGTAAATTATATACCCCTATCCAACTCCGCTTCTGCTTGTGTTGAGATTTTTAATTTTCCTCTATTGAATGCATTAGATTGTTGTAATCTCTCCTGTTGATTGACACTAGTATTTGTTCTCCAATTTTTATAACTAAACTCCACTGTCAACTCTACAGGCATATCTTGAGAATTGTCTGAATAATTTATTCCTGTTATTGATATGGGATATGCTTCTTCCAAAATGCAAGTATAGATTACTCGTTCGGGAAGAGAAGTTACTTGATCTGATCGCCCAACGGAAATGTCGCCAGATTGTTGAGTATTTTTACCGATCGGTGTTATTTTCTTTTTTAATTCTGCGACGTTTTGGTTTGGGGCCATTTGCTTTACAGTGATTTGTCGAGTGAAATCGTTATAATAACCCACTTCGTAGGAAGTGTTACTTACAATCGTGTTCATCCACGACTCAAAATAATACCTAACAAAAGAATCGTTAAGGACAGTGAATGTCATGGAAACATTTTCTTTAGCATATCCATAAGGGATAAGTTTCGTGGTTATGCCAATTCTACGCTCTGTGGTAAGAATTTGTCTTCCTGGCATATTAACAGCACGGCACATCGTATCTAAACGTTTTGCGTTGTTCTCTGCGGACAGTTCAATTCTGTACTGATTCGCCTTCGAAATTCCGCCACCGGAAGATATTAGGTTTTTCATTTCTTCTATATTATATGCCACTGATTACTTTCCTTGAGTCTGCGTATACTTTATTGGGATTACCTTTAGCCCAATCTGCCGTTGGTAAAAATACTGCAATTTCATATTCAGGAGCACTTACTTTTGCAAACTTTCCTCTAACGTGATCAGTTAAATAGTGTTTGAAGCAAGGGGCAAAATACTTTAATTTTGATGATCTCTTTAAAAATGAGTATGACAACTTAAACTTGGTCGAATCGTCATATTTCTTATTATTTGTTATATCCAACAACCCATCTAAGAACTTCGCCCTCAAAGTTTGGGGAAGATAGTGTAGGTTTAATCCATAAAAACCACCCTGTGCTGGTCCAACAACAATCACTAATGGGAATTTATCATAGTAAGGAAGTTGATCCTTTGTCTTGGGGTCATAGAAGAACATGTACATGTGTCCGGCGATTTCACTACTCGATTTCTTTAGTTCTTCTTCTTTCATCAACGCTTCGCGATTAACTCCACGAATTGTTTGTGCTTTTTTACGAAACCAATCGCGAGACTGCGCTGTCCTTGGGGTGATCCCAGACCTAAACGCTGCTAGTTCTAA